TTTGATGATTGGGTCAGAGCCCACGTTTTTGATATATCTGTCCCTACTGATAGTACATTCGTATTCATATTTTCCCCCTCTATCGTGCTCGGCCTTACTGACCGTGGTATTTGTGTGACTTGTTCTTTTGGATAAAAATAGTTGTTCTTGTGCTTTAAGCGTAACGGAACCCATTCGTCAGAAGGAATGATATTATCCGCAAATCCTTTGATTAATCTCCGCGCTGTCTCTGGGGTAATAGCATAAGCATGGCAGTTATACCAATACCCCAACGTGTTTTCTCTATACCCAAGCCAAACGCTGTCGTATGATTGTATGCCTGCGTAAGATCCCAGAAAGTGATCTACTTCGGAAACGTTTATAGAGGAGAAAACAGCATCTTCCTCTAAGATAATGCCATTTGCAGCCGAATTGCATATGCGTTTCCAAACGTTAAGGTGACTTACTGCACACCCGAACTCACCTATTCGTAACGGTTTCCCAGACAACGGGTCGCGCCAACTTTTATCGCGAGTACATCCAGTTTCTAGTTCTACTGTGGACCAACTTTTCCCTCGGGCATCGTAGGCATCTCCGTGTAAGGAGATTTGGTAGACTATCGCCACCTAGGTCCCTCATACCAAGAGACCAGACTTCTCCTACACCCCGATGTTATTGGTAGTACGCGGTGCATTAAGTAAGACGGGAAAATTAAAACAGTTCCCTTGGCACGAGACTCTGGGCCCGGATTCTCACACTCGTTAAACTCAAAGCTACCACCTTCATAATCTGACGGGTCAGACAACTGAACGGTAACACTTAGTTTCCTGTCAAGGTCCGTATCACCGTTCCAGTTGACATCAGTGTGCCAATTATAATGACCGCCATCTGATGCGTGATACTCAGTGTACTGAAACGGAGACTTGTTTAAAACTTCAACGCCAAAAGCATTTAGGTTTGCCTGAGATACATACGACCAAATCTTTTCTCTTATTTGGCTGTCGCTGTTTAACCAAGAGACTTTGCTCGAACGAATTGATGTATCCGTGACGGGTGCGTCCCCGTCGGCATTAAATGTTGTTGCTGATTTTGGGATGTGTCTAATGCCCTCAGACACAACGTGTTCCACAAATTCATCGGTCAATCCCCCCGACCACATTTGCCATAATTGTCTCATCATTCCCTCCCAAGAATATGTTAAGTTGGTTTTGTAGGCCAAATAATTGTGTTTGGAAACCCTGACTGTTGTGGCACATTCAATAGGTCAGTTCTATATGTAGTCCACGCATTTTGCTTATCAGATGGTAAATCAGCCCATAAAAAAGGGTTGCCGACGATAGGGTCCACCTCAGTGACGAGGAAATTGTTGCGGTTATCTCGGATAAATATCGTCTGTTCTGCGTCCAATTCTGCCTGTGTTGGCGCAACATATGCCGTGAAAGTGGTTCCTATCAACGTCAGTAAATCGCCGTTGTTAATTGTCTCATCACTGTCTTCGGGGTTCAACGTATAGGATATCCAACCATGTTCCGGGTGGTTTATCTCAACGTTAAATAGTGTGTTTTCCAAATTAAGTGACTGTGCATTTTGCACTTCATTTATTAATATAGACATTTAACTAATCCTCACCCACAAAGCATTGGGGTGCCATGTGGAACTCCCATTATTATAATCCCAGAGCTCGTCAGCCCCAGTACTTCTCCAAGTGCCGCTGCCGAAAACTGTAGTGCCGTTGTTAGTGCTATTATACTGTGACCATACGCGGTTAGCACCCCACGTGTTACCATACCGGATTTGTGCGGCGGCGACTGTAGAGAGCACATTAAGTGTGGTATACGGGGTGCCAGAGGGCGCTGCGCCTCCGCTTGTATTACTGAACCAGTATCCTGCCCGCACCGCCCCCACACCTGTGCCATTTGTCGCTGCGCCGCCAGTAGGTCCAGTAGGTCCAGTAGGTCCGGTTGAGCCGGTGCCGCCAGTTTGACCCTTCTGTCCTTTAGAACCAGTAGAACCACCGCCGCCAGTAGGTCCAGTAGGTCCAGTAGGTCCCGTCGCCCCAGTTTGACCCTTCTGTCCTTTAGAACCAGTGGAACCACCGCCGCCAGTTTGACCCTTCTGTCCTTTAGAACCAGTGGAACCAGTCGGACCTGTAGGTCCCGTAGGTCCCGTAGGTCCCGTCGCGCCAGTTTGACCCTTTTGTCCTTTAGAACCTGTAGGACCAGTAGGACCTGTAGCGCCACCGCTGCCAGCAGGTCCTGTCGGGCCAGTCGGGCCGGTGCTTCCGCCAGCGCCAGTTTGACCCTTTTGTCCTTTAGAACCTGTAGGACCTGTCGGGCCAGTAGAACCAGTCGGACCCGTAGAGCCAGTCGGACCTGTAGAGCCAGTCGGACCTGTAGCGCCAGTTTGACCCTTTTGTCCTTTAGAACCTGTAGGACCTGTGGGGCCTGTGGAACCGCCTGAACCAGTCGGACCTGTGGGTCCTGTGGGTCCTGTGCTTCCGCCAGCGCCAACTTCGCCCTTCTGTCCTTTAGCCCCTGTCGGACCAGTAGGGCCTGTCGGGCCTGTCGCGCCAACTTCGCCCTTCTGCCCTTTAGCCCCAGTAGGACCCGTAGGGCCTGTCGGACCTGTCGCCCCAACTTCGCCCTTCTGTCCTTTAGCCCCTGTCGGGCCAGTCGCCCCAACTTCGCCCTTCTGTCCTTTAGCCCCTGTCGGACCAGTAGGGCCCTGCAAAGCAGCGTTTGTAATTGTCTGTTTTTCCCAAGAAGACGAAGACACGTCATACACGGGAATAAGGTCGGCTCCTACCGCGTCTGTTCCGGTGGAAAAGGACGTAAGAGAAGACCCAACATTAGTCGAATCGGTAACATCGGCGCTTGTTTCAATAGTATTGAGTTTGGTTCCGTCTGCGGCAACGTCTCGACCATCTACCGTTCCGGTGACAGCGATATTACCACTAATTGTTGTGGTTCCAAAAGTAGGAGTGCTGTCGGTAGCTACGGCCTGACCAATGGAAAACTGCGTCCCAGACAGAGCCATGCCTGTGCCAGCAGTATAAATGGGGGCATCCGACACAAGAGTAAATACAATGTTTGTTGTACCAAAAGTAATAACACCAACGGTTGTCATTACATCTAACTCGCCGCCGTGAACCGTGCCCTCACGAATAAAAAACGCATCGCCTTCGCCCAGCGCATCAGGGTCACTAGGAGCGTAAGAATCGGTATCGGTTGTCCGAGTTAAAACCCAGTTCGCACTGGCAGAACCAAGGGTTGTAACTTTATACACCCCATTGTGGGCCTGATTGCTTTGGTCTTGAACCATCACACGGTCGTTAGCTACAAGGGTAACACCGTCAAGGACGATAGCCGCTTGAGTTCCGCTGTTGGTTAAGGTGGCCCCGACGCCACTGCTTCCGTTACTATAAGCCGCAGTAAGGTTGGCTGTAGTCTCTACTCGGACAGGTTCGTGGTAATGAAGACCCGCCGCGGCAATAGTATCAACGTAAGACTTCGTGGCTGCGTCTTGTGCTGCCGTGGGATCTGTAACCCCCGTCACTTTGTTATTGCCCATAGCAATAACACCAGACATCGTGCCGCCTACCTTGTCTAATTTTTCATTAAACTGAGTTGTGATTGCGGTAATAAATACTTGCGCCCCACCACTCAATGAAAGAGCGTTGTCGCTGTTGGAGCTTTCGGTGACCGCGCCTCGGGTTAGAGTTGTCCCACTAGCCGTGTAGGTCCCCGTTCCAATCTCAAAACCAACGCCCTCTTCAATCACATACTGTACACTTTGACCGTTAGTTATACCCGCTGCCGCAAACGTCTGGAACCCAGTGGACGCGGACCCAAGAGTTATTGTCCCCGTACCAGTGGTCGAGGTCGTCATCTTGGCTCGATTGGCAATTACAGCCATAATTAGCCCCTTATGCTATACGAATGATAGCAGTGCTCGCTCCCGCCGCAGGCATAACAACTGTGAAATCACCCGTGCTTGCAGCTTTGTCCGAACCAAAATCCAAAACCGCAACCGCAGCGTCCGCGGGGCTAGTCATAGCATCGTTGTAAAACACCGCGCCTCGGACTGCCGAAATCGTTACATTGGAAAACACAACATCGTTACAATCAACGTAAGCCGTGGTTCCGGCGGTTGTAGGTGTTACCGTGGTGATGGGATTACCTTTGGCAACGTAGTTCGTTCCACTGACCTCGTTGTTCGAAGCGTAGTTTGCGACACTTCCGTCCATGGTACTGCCGGAGCCACCCATGTCTGAAGGGACGGCGCTGTTTGTGTATAGGGCCAGTCGAAACACATTACTCGCTGCCGTAAAATTATGTGCGCCAATCAACAACTGCTGTTTGAAAGAAGTAGACATCGCATTACCAGAAAAAGCCATCTCACATATCCTTTATGTATTCTGCCAACTTTAGCTGGCCTGCATCTCTTATCGCATTATATACAGTAGTTCGGTCACTTTGAACAGCCTGTTTCATATACACTACAATAACCTTCTCCATCTCGTTTCTATACGCGACGGCCTGATCTCTTAGTATTGGATTTGCGTTATTCGAAATCCCTATAAGTTTGTTAACACATCGCTCTGCAACCTCTTCAGGGGTCGATCCTCGACCATTAGTTGCGTGTACGTTGACTGACCCAACTGTCGCGTCAAACATTATTGTTTCTCCCGAATAACCCTACCAACCCTATAATCTTGTGTTGTCTCTTTAGCTTCACCCAACAGTTTCAACCCGATTAGAGACTCTTGATACCGTTTTTCATACATCGCCATGACATCCTGTTCGCCCTTCATAAAGATATAAGCCTCTATGAGAGCGCCGTAAAGCAAAGACAATTCTGCATTTATACTTAGCCATGACGTGCCCCCATCCGCGCCGGCAGTCAGACTTGCTGGACGGTACAGGTAGTGCATCTCAACATTGTAGGCGGCGTTAGGTGTAGGAGACACAATAAAGTTAGATATGTCAAACGTCGCGTAGTATTTAGGAACTCCCTGTACGGAACTGTCCGGGTTGTACATTTGAATAAAGCTAACGTCTTTAAACTCTAAAAACTCTTTGGCTCCACCGCCGACAGGGGAATAGCTCAAAGAGAAGGGGGCGAGAAAGTCATCGGGGCAACCCAGATATTGACTACCCTGACCCATCACACCTGTTTTGTTGCGACGGAACAAACTTAGCTGAACCATTTTTAGAATTCGTTCCTCGGCGGTTCGAATAAACAACGGGAGGTTTGCTACAAAAGTGGTTTCTGTGTTTTCCGTATAGTCTTGAATTGCCTGCTTTAGCTGGGCGTATGTCATGCTCATGTTGTCACCGTGACTTGGCCTACCGAACCGATGGCTACCATAACGTTAGGCGGGTTTATTCCATTGTCTGAGGGTCCGCCAACTGGATTCCACCCCCATTGAATGTTCCTTTGCGCAACCAAGCCCACTTCTGGGCGAGGGTTTCTCAACGCCTGCGGATCAGGAAAAGCCTTTGGCGGAAATAATTGTGGCTGTTTAGGGTCAAACTCATCAGGACCAACTTTTGCCCCGGTCCATTCCACCCGCATTTCGTGCAAACGGTAACGACGGCCAGAGCGGTCGGATATTCCCCATGCTTTTTTACCACTTGCGTACATACTACACCCTCAAGTATCTCATGCTGGGTTGTAGTTTCAATGCAGTGCGGCCCTCGTCTTCGTCTGCCGCACGTTGAAACTCTTCTTCGTATACCGATTTTAATATCTGTAGTCTGTCGGGGGCCCTTTTCATCGACAGATAATACGCCAAACCAGCAACCATGCAAGGGAAGAACCGGAAAGGAAGGTCAGCCGTGTTGACCAATGTTCCCGCGTCTTCAATCCGGCGAACGTAATAATACGTCAACGTGTCAACCGAGTTATC